TCACGCAGGTTGCAAGTCAGGTTTTGCATCTTCTTCGTCCTTCGGCGCCGCGTTGCCGGGCACGTTGGTGGGCTTGGGCAGCATGGCCGCGTCGCCGCCCATGGGGTTCAGTTCTTCCAGGGCGCGCACCTCGTCCTGTGTCATCCAGGCCGGAGAGCCGCCAGCGCCCAGGGCCTTGGCGAAATACTCGCTGCGGTCCTTGTGCGAGCCGCGCATGAGCCCGGCAGCGTTGAACTTGACGAAGTAGCCTTCGGCCACTTCCTTGTCGGTCAGCAGGTGGCACTCTGCAGATTGCTCGATGCGCTCATACCAGGGGCTGAGCGTGTGTACGACGTGCGCCAGGAACATTTGCTCTGCACTGGCGTAGGTTGCAGCCTTGTCGCTGTACCCGGCCATGATCGGCATGACGCGAAAGGCGCGGCAGACTTCCTCGATCTGGTGCTTTCGCGTCTCCAGAAGCTGGGCATCGATGCCGGTCATGCTCTGCGGGTGGAACTTCGCGTTTCTGTCCAGCAGCTTTGTTTTTCCCATATTCGCTGCGCCGTCGAATTCCTTCTCCAGCCAGGCACGCATGGCCTTGTATTGCTCCGCGTTCAGCGTCCCCTCGACCGAGTAGGTGCCGGAAATCGCAGCACCGTTCTTTTGCATTCGGGCCTGAGACTCTTCGGCAGACATGGCTAGCCCGATGGCTTCGCGGGCCATCTTGACAACATCCAAGCCGCTCACGGCGTCCCAGCTGGGGCCGCGCCAGTGCCATACGGCCTCCTGCGGCACCGTCATGGTCTTGCCGCTGGGGGCGGTGATCTGGTATTCGAGGCGGTAGTTGTCCTTCTGCTTGACCGTGACGGTGCCTGGCGGCAGCGGGATCAACTCGCGCACCTCGCCGCGCACGCGGTTGATGAAGGCATAAGCATCGCCTGTCATCACGCAATGAATGGTCATGGTTTCGCGCAGTTCGAAGCTGGTCATCCATCCATTCGGCTTGCGGTGCAGCACGCGATAAAGCGGGTGTTCTGCGGCGGGCATGATCTTGTCGCCCACCTGCCGGTAAACCTTAAACGGCACCTGGGCGACGCCTTCGGAAATGACGCGCACGCACGACAGCACAGCGGGCACCTCTAGGGCGGACTTGTGCGACACGCTTGCGCCGCTTTTTGTGCCCATCCCCCCAGCCAGCAGCCGGAATAGGTCGAGCGAGTGACGAACCGAGCCGTCCTCGTTCGACTTGCGGCTGAAAGGCCAGAATTTCATGCTGTGAGCTCTTCCCAGAATGATTTTTCACCTGCGCCTGTTGTGTTGACCAGCCCCGCCGCCATCACAGCAGCCACGGCCAAGTCAATGCGCCCCGTCGCTTTTTCCTTGGACAGCTTGCGGTTCTCCGCGCCGTCCTGCTCAATGACTGCGTTGCTCATGCACCAGTCCAGCACCTTGTGCCCTGCGTGTGCAATCTCGCCGTTCAGCAACATGCGCTCGAAGGTTTCCAGTGCGGGGCTGAAGTCTTTGTAACCCTGCCCTACCGGCTTCATTTCCGGTAGGCTGATGCCGTCATCGGCGGCCAACGCCATCAAGTCTTCAATGCGCCAGCGGTCGTAACCCACGGCGATGACCTCGAAGAAGTCGCACATGGCGGACAGCTTTTGCAGGATTACCCGCTTGCTGATTGCCCGCCCTGGCGTCGTGTCGAGATACCCTTCGGCCTTCCACTGGATGTAAGGCACGCGGTCGGTGTCGGCCTTGCGCTGCAATTCCACATCGGGCAACCAGGCGAACGGCACCAGCAGCCACGGTTCGCCCGCTTCGATGGGTTCGACAAGAAACACCAAGCCGGTCAGGTCGGTGGTGCTGGAAAGATCCAGCCCAGCCACCGCGCGCCGCCCGCGCAAGTCCTGCCAGTCAAAATCCCGCTGTGCACCGCGCCACACTTCGCCGGAAATCCACGGGCTTTCCGCGTCTGTCCACTGGCAAAAGTTCAGGCGGCGCACGATGGCCTCTTTGCTGGGCATGCCCTTCGCCTCTACCACCTGCTCTCGGATGTACTTCATCCCCGGCAAGTCGGCGTCTTGCAAAGAGGGGTTCGCCTTCGGCCAGCATGATTCATCCGCGAAGGGATCATCCAATTCATCCAGGCCACAGACAAACGGAAAGAACGCGTCGTCTTCCACCTCGCCCGCCGCCACCTTCGCTCCATATTCGTGATACGACCAGCACGGCCCCATGCGGTTGTGTCCCGCGTTGGTAATCATGAAAATCATGGCCTGCCTGCGCGACTTCGTACCGGCCCGCATCATCTCGACCACGGTATTCGTCTTGTGCTCGTGCAGCTCGTCAATCAGGCCGATGTGCGGGCGCGGGCCGGATTGCCCGTCATCACTACTGATAGGCCGGAAGAACGCGCCCTGCGCCACGTAGGCAAGGTTCCAGCACCTTTCCCCGGTGCCGCTCTTCGTCAGGCGCTTGCTCAGTTCCGGCGATTGATCCACCATCGCAACGGCGTCACGGAACAGGATCATTGCCTGATCCTTTTTCGTGGCGGCGCTGTAGATTTCCGCGCGTGGCTCGTTGTCAGCCACCAGCCCCAACATGCCCACGCCAGCGGCCAGGGGGGATTTGCCGGAACCCTTCGCGGTTTCGATGTAAGCGTTGCGGAACCGGCGGTGCCCGTCCGGCCCCATCCACCCGAAAAGCGAACCGACAACAAACTTCTGCCATGGCAGCAGCTCGAAAGGTTTGCCTTCGTAGTCGCCGCCGTTGAGTTTCAGCACGTCCTCGAAAAAACCTTGCGCCTTTTCCGCCGCCTCTACCTTCCACACCAGCCCGCGCTTGTGCCCGCTCTCTATGTCCCGCAGGTGCCGCGCGCACTGGCCGCGCACATGCGGCCCAGCAATCCGCTCGCCCGCCACGACTTCCAGCGCGTACTGCGTAGCCGCGTCAGAAATAGCGGGCGGCTCGGTCTTCTTTTTGCGTGTCATCGGGCGTCGCGGTGACGCGGGATCGCGCCGAAGGGGTCATGCCGAACTCGGCGGCATAGCGCACCATGTCGGCCTTGGCCTTGTTTGCGATCCCGACGAGCGGGTTCTGTATGGCGTTGCCGCTGGTGGTTTTAATCATCAGCGCGGCGTTTAATTCATCCTTGGCGGCCATCCTATTGATGGCCCGCTCCGCTTGCGCCCAGCGACCGTATGCGGCTGCGTAGGCGGCCAGCGCGGCGCGGTCTAGCTCCGTCATCAGGCCAGCGGCATACAGGGCGCTGCACACGCGGCCCCATTCAACCTTTGCGTCGTCGCACAGGAAGGCGGGCGGCGTCGGCTCGGCCAGGGCAATGACAGCTTCATTCTTTGGTAGCGCGCGCTTGCCGGGGTTGCCCTTGACCAGCCTCAATGCGGTGGGCGTGGGCTTGCGTCCGACCGTCATACGTCCTCAGCAACCGCCAGCGCGCTATCGGCCTCGACCTCTGCGAACGTCGCGCCAGTGGCGGCGTGCGTGGCCTGCTTGCCGGTGAACTCCTGCCAGCGGCGAACAATCACGTCGACATACTTAGGGTCTAGCTCCATCAGGCGGGCGTGGCGGCCTGTTTTCTCGCAGGCGATTAGGGTTGTACCCGTCCCGCCAAATAAATCAAGAACGGATGATCCATCTGCCGAGCAGTTTGTGACGTAATGCTCTGCAATCTTTGACGGAAACACAGCGCCATGGACACTTGCATCATGCCCGCCAGCAGTCCCACTAAGGAACACATTAGAGAATGTTCCCCTATCAAAATTAGCTGTTTTAATTCGTCTGTTTGGCTTTTCTTCATTTGACAAAAACCACATGAATTCAAAAGCAGAATTCATTACACCATCTGCCATTGCAGGCTGCGGGTTTGTTTTTGACCAAATGCCGATGTCAATTGTATTTTCAGAGTAAGCGGAAAATAATTTTAGAAGATCAAATTTATTGCCAGTTAGCATCTGCACGTTTACACATACAACATTGGCATTTATCAATGCATTATTGATAAAGCCAATCATTAAATTCGACCATTCGGCATCATCATTAAAGTCGTTGTATGCTGACTTCTTACCTTTTCTAGCCCCGTTTCTCAGTGCAACAGAAGCGCCCAGGTTGTAAGGTGGCGATGTAAAGCAAAATTCAGCAACTTCTTTATCCATCAGCGCTTCAACCGCATCAATGCTGGTCGAATCCCCGCACATCACCCGATGCTTTCCAAGCACCCACACATCGCCAAGCTTGCTGGTTGCCTCGGCCTGCACGTCCGGCGTTTCGTCGGCGTCGGTGGCGCCTTCCGGCGTGGAGTCGAGTTCGGCGAGCAGTTGGTCGATTTCGTCGCCCATGAATCCGGTCAGCGACAGGTCGTAGTCGAGCGCTTGCAATTCCTGAAGTTCGAGCGCGAGCAGGGTGTCGTCCCAGCCGGCATTGAGCGCCAGCTTGTTGTCGGCGATGATGTAGGCGCGCTTTTGCGCGGCGGTGAGGTGCGCCAGGCGGATGCACGGCACGTCGGCCAGGCCAAGCTTGCGCGCGGCCATGACGCGACCGTGGCCGGCGATGATGCCGCCTTCGCCGTCGATCAGCACCGGGTTGGTAAAACCAAA